GTGCTGGAAGCTGCCGACGAGCTCGCCGCCTGGGCGACCGCCGCGATCAGTGCGCTGCTCGACGCGGCCGAGGATCCCGACACGCTGCAGGCGCTCGCGACCACCGAGACCGCGCCGCCGCCTTTCACGGCCCCCGAGGTCGCGCATCTCGGGCCCGTGCCGCAGCGGATGCGCCTGGCGACGCAGCAGGACGACGACGAAGTGCTGCTGCTCGTCACCGCCGCGCTGCAGCTGCTCAACCAATGAAGGAGTGCGAGAACCATGCAGACCGTGACACCTGTGCTCGCGGTGCGCGAGAGCGCCTGGGCCGAGGTCGTGGTGTCCAGCGCGTGGGGCAGCGCCGGCACCGTGTTCGAGAACACGACCGACTCGACATTCGTGACGCTACGCAACATCGGCGAGTGGCCGCTCGAGTACCAAGTCGACGCCGGTGCCTGGACCATTCTGGAACCGCGCATCGCGGTCCATTTCGACGACGTGAGCCTCGCGACGACGACGTTCCGGCTGCGCAAGGGTGTGTTGAACTTCCCCAGCGCGGCGCGCTTCGAGATCGACAGCCTGACCGGCGATTACACCGTCGACGACCGCCCGGTAACTCTGGGCGGCACCGGAGAGCCAGGCGGTTCCGTGGCGTTCGGTGACCTGACCGATGCCTCGACGGTTGACATGACATTGGTGAACGTGCCGCTGGCAAATGCGCTGGCTGCCCTGATCCCATTGAGCATCCAGCCCGTGCCGCTGGTCGACGGCTCGTCGATCAGCACCGATGCAAGTTACGCCTGCAATTTCACGGTCGAACTGACGGGTGACGCCCACGTGCTGGAGAACCCTTCAGGGCTGCGTGACGGCCAGACGTACACATGGCGCATCACCAACGGCGGTGACTGGACCATGACATTCGGCTCGATGTTCAAGTGGGATGGCGGCACGCCGCCCGATATTTCGTTAGGGGCTGGCAAGCGCGATCTGGTTTGCTCCATCTACTACCAGGACATCAATGAGTTGCACAGCGCCATCGGGAAGGACAAGCGATGAGCCTTGGACCGCAGCTGCTATGTCCGGCACCTTCGTCACCCGCGCCGCCACCGCCGCCATTGCCCTTTGCCGTCCCGATCGTCGACACCTTCACGGCCAGCAACGGCACCGATCCCACCTCGCGTGACATCGACTCGTATGCGGGTATCGATGCCCTGAAGCGCTGGGCGGCGAATTACCAGCCTGGGCAGATCCAGTCGAACATGCTGGTCGGCGGCGGCGCCTGGGTGGCAGACAGCATCCAAGTGGTCAACATCGAGTTGAATACGGGGGCTATCCGCTACCCGTTGCCCGCCACGTGGTTCTTGCTTATCGACGGCCTGACGTTGGCTGCGGGGGCCTATGCCAACGACACTGTGGCGCCATCCTTCTACTTGAATTTGGACGGCATCAACGGGCGGATCCAGTGGAACTCCTATCGCTCGTCGTCGGGTGGTTCAGGCATCCGTTCGTTTTGGGATCTCACGGATGGTTTCGGAACCCACTACTACTCCTACGACAACCCAGCCTGGGATCCGTACTACACGATCGCCGGCCTAGGCCCGCACAAATTTGGCGTGTTCATTGGCCAGACCAAAGCCTCGTTGATCCTCAACGGCGCCGTGATCGCGGAGTCACCCGATGGCGTTGGCGTCTTCTACGACTTCAACCGGCTGGTGATCGAAGTCGACGGCAGCCTCACGGCTGACACCACGTTGAACAGGATCGCCATCTATGGGCCAGACGATGTTGCCGACTTGGCGGCCGCCGTTGCATTGACCACCTGAAGGAGGATCGAGAATCATGCAAAGCGTGACGCCTGTACTCGCGGTGCGCGAAAGCGACTGGGTCGAGGTCGCGGTGACGGATACGTGGGGCGGCGCTGGGTCAGCGCTCGACAACACGGCGAACTCGACCTCCGTCATGCTGCGCAACATCGGCGCGTTTGCGTTCGAGTATCGCGTTGACTCCGGCGATTGGACGCGCCTTGAGGTGCACACTTCGGTCAATTTCGATGTGAGCCTGGCTAGCGCGACGATCCGCCTGCGCAAGGCGGAATTTGGAGACGACGGCCTCGCGCGGTTCGAAATCGAGAGCTTGACTGGCCAGTTTGTCGTCAGCAACGATCATCCGGTCAGCGGCCCAGGCGGTGCCACGGCCTTCACGCAGTTGACAGATGCACCGGCAACGATTGCCCCGCATGAGATTTTGGCGGGTAGTCCAGAGGGGTCAGGGGTTGTGTTTGTTGGCGGGCTATCCGCCTACTGCTCGCAGTTGGGTTCGCCCGGCATCGAGATTTCCAGCCAGACGAGCCCGAGTCCAAATGACGCGGGTGTAGGGCTTTCCCTTGTCGCCGCGACGGAAGGTAACAACCCAAGGGCACTTGCGTTTTCATGGGCTTCCAACTACGGGGCGCGCGCCGATGGAGCCGGTGTGGCGGGCATGGGTGTAACGGTCACCTTACCCTCTGAGGAAGGTGCGCCGGTCAACAACACCCAAATCAATTTGCTTGCAGATCAGGACGGCGCCCACTTGCAACTGCAGGGCGACGGCCCGTTCCTCATGGACGGGTTTGATGTTGTTGCATCCGACACCAGCGCCCGTCTGACCGTCAATGCCGTCGAGTACAGCGTCGCCAAGGCCGTGAAGGTCAAGATCGGCGGCGCGACCTACTTCTGGCCGTTGTTCGGCCCGGTGGCTCCGTAGCCCACCTTCACGCCCTGCGGGCTCGCGGTCGCGTTGCCGATTCGTCCGCTGGTGGGCAGCAGGACGGCGTCCTCCTGCTGATCGCCGCGGCCCTTCACCTCATTCATCCAAACGCCCATGACTGACAAACTGTCTCAACTCGCCGAGGGAGTGTTCTCCTCGGTGACAGGCTACGTCAGCCGGGCGCTCGAGCCGATCGCGCGGCGGCTGCATGAACTGGAGTCGCGCGAGCCGAAGGACGGCAAAGACGGGAAGGACGGGAAGGACGGACAGAGCGTCGACGCGATCACGCTCGCCCACGAGGTCGTCAAGGCTGCCGAGGTCATCGCGCAATCCATGCCGGCGCCCAAGCTGGAGCCGGCCGATGTCACGCCGTTGATCGAAGCGGAGGTCGAACGCGCCGTCGCCGCGCTGCCGCCGCCGAAGGATGGCAAGCCTGGTGCCGATGCCGACGTCGAGGTCATCATCCAGACGCTGCGCGAGACGATCCAGATCGAGGTCAAGAGCGCCGTCGCCGCGTTGCCGAAACCCGCTGACGGCAAAGACGCCGACGTCGCCGCAATCACCCGCGCGGCGATCGAGGCCGTGCTGGCCGAACTGCCGCCGCCCAAGGACGGCAAGGACGCTGACCCCGAGCAGATCCGCCTCGAGGTGCAGCGTGCAGTCGACGCGCTGCCCAAGCCACGCGACGGCAAGGATGGCAAAGACGGCATCGATGGCGCGCCGGGCAAGGGCATCGACGGGCGCGACGGCGAGCCAGGTCGGGACGCGCTGCAGATCGAGCCGCTGGACCATCTGGACATCGAGCGCAGTTACCCGCGTGGCACCTGGGCATTCCACGCCGGCGGCATGGTCCGCTCGTTCCGCACGACGACACCCGGCGAGGTCAACGAGACCCATGGCTGGCACGTCGCCATGAACGGCCTGGCCGAAGAAGAGATCGAGATTGGCAGCGACGGCCGCACGATCGGATTCGCGCGGCGCTACACGAACGGTACGGTCCTGGTGAAGGCGCTCAAGTTCGCGGTCGTCCTCGATCGTGGCGTCTTCCTGTACGAGAAGGAATACGAGCGCGGCGACGGCGTCACCTGGGGCGGTTCGTTCTGGATTGCGCAGAAGGACGGCCTGGTCGGCGTTGCGCCCAGCGGGGCCGACACCGGCTGGCGCCTGAGTGTCAAGAAGGGGCAGAACGGCAAGGACGGCGTCGCGCCGCCACCGTTGCCCGTCACCGTCAAGCTGTGAACCTGGTCGCGCTGAAGGCCATCCCGAGCTCGGTGGCGATGATCGACGCCGGCCAGGCGTTCAGGGTCAACGACCCGGAGCACGCGCAGCAACTGCTCCTGTCCGGGCACGCGCGGCTCCAAGACGCACCGGTCGAGTGGGACGGCATCCAGTGGCCGGGCGCGACGGTCGTGATCCTGGCCAGCGGCGAGAGCCTGACGCCCCTGCAGTGCCAGCAGGTGCTGCGCTGGCGCAAAAGTGCAGGTGCAGCAGCACGCCGGTGCATCGTCGTCAACACGACGTTCCGGCGCGCGCCGTGGGCTGATGTGCTGTACGCGTGCGACGCGCCGTGGTGGCGCAAGTACCACGCGGAGGTGGATGAGACCTTCTGGGGCGAGCGCTGGACGCAGGACAAGGAAGCGACGCGCGAGTTCGGCGTGCGCTGGATCGAAAGCCGCCGCGCGCCGGGCCTGGGCAAGACACCGGGCCTGATCCATCAGGGCGGCAACGGCGGCTACCAGGCGATCAACCTCGCGTATCAAGCCGGCGCCTCGAAGATCGTGCTGCTCGGCTTCGACATGCACGGCACGCACTGGCACGGCCGCTACGACAACGGGCTGCCGAACACGTCGCCGCATCTGTTCAAGACGTGGATCGAGGGTTTCTCGGCACTCGCCGGCGATCTCGAGCGCATGGGGGTCGACGTCGTGAACTGCACGCCGGGCAGTGCGCTGCAGTGCTTTGTGATGGCAAGTCTTACCGAAACGATTGAAGGAACCACAACATGAGCGGAACCCCGTTGATTGCGATGACACTGGTCGACGACATCGCTGTTGCCGTCACCTCTGCCTATGGCGGTCCCGGCGCACTGGTCGAAAACACGAGGAACAGCACCTCCGTTCGGCTGATCAATACCGGCAGCGAACCCATCGAGTACAGGGTCGACACGGGCCCGTGGCTCGGCCTGGAGGTGCGCACACAAATTCCGCTCGCGATCAATCTGGCAAGCACACAACTGCGCCTGCGGATGTCCCAGTTCGCACGCGCGGGTTCCGCGCAGCTTGCCATCACGAGCTTGACGGGCACCTACGCGGCAGGCGACGACACGGTGGATCTGGGACGTGAGGGTGAACCGCCCCCGCCGGGTTTTGCCAACCCGATGACCACCCTCAACGATCTGATTTGCGGTGGAGAGGCGGGCGAACCCACACGGTTGTCGCCCCCGGAAGCCAAGGGGTCGTACACGCTCAAATGCGTGGACGGTGTGATGTCGTGGGTGCCCGATGAAAAGTTGGGCGACGTGATGCCCGTGACATTGGCGGCCGGCGCTTGACCGAAAGGAACATGTTCGCGGTCAACACCATCCGGCAGGAGCCGCACTACCGCCGCGCCGCGTTCGACACAGGCCTGCAGAAGCTCGGCTACACGATGGTGCCGGTCGGTGCGCGCCCGAAGGGTCGCCACGATCTGCTGCTGGTCTGGAATCTGAACCCGCCGAATGAGGGGCATGCGATCGACTGGGAGGGCGCCGGCGGCAGCGTGCTGGTCTGCGAGAACGGCTACCTCGGCAAGGATGCGAACGGCCACCAGCTGTACGCGATCAGCGTGCACGGCCACAACGGCAGCGGCTGGTTCCCGGTCGGCAGCGAAGATCGATTCGCGCGGCTCGGCATCGAGCTCAAGCCGTGGCGCGCCGACGCAGGCTACATCCTGGTGTGCGGCCAGCGCGGCATCGGCTCGCGTCAGATGGCCAGCCCGCCGGGCTGGGAAGACCGGGTCGCGAAGTCGCTGAAGGGCATGGGGCAGAGCGACCTCAAGCTGCGCCGGCATCCCGGGCGCTACACGCCGGAGACGACGCTCGAGCAGGATCTGGCCGGCGCGCGGCTGTGCCTGATCTGGAGCTCGTCGTCGGGCGTGACGGCGCTGACACAGGGTGTCCCGGTCGTGTACTGCGCGCCGCACTGGATCTGCGCCGGCGCGGCGACGCGCGGGCTCGAAACACTCTCGACGCTGTGCGCGTCGGACGAGTCGCGTAGCACCGCGATGCGCCGGATGGCCTACGGCCAATGGACCGTCGCCGAGATCGAGGCCGGCGAGCCGTTCAAGGCGATCCTGGCCGAGCTGGAGCACGCGACATGGCAGTGACCGCCTACCCGGTGTCCGGCAAGCGCAAGTCGCTGGACCTGTGCCTCGCGTTTGCGCGTTCGTGCGGCGGCCAGATCGCCGGCGCCTACCGCGAGGGCACCGCGTTCTTCTACGGCGTCGACGCGTCGAACCTGGACCTGTACCGCCAGGCGCGCGCTTCCGGCGATTACCTGTACTGCGACAACTCGGTGTTCGACAGCGCACGGCAGGAGCAGTTTCGGATCGCGCGCAACCGGCTGCAGCACGACGGTCGCGGCACGTCCGATGGCCGGCGCTTCGATGCGCTGGGCATCACGATCAAGGATTGGGCGACGCGCGGCGCGCACATCGTGGTCTGCCCGCAGTCGGACTTTTTCATGGCCGAGATCGTCGGCTACGAAGGCAACTGGCTCGCCTACGCGCGCGCACGGCTCGCGCTGGTGACCGACCGGCCGCTGCGCATCCGGCCATGGAACCGCGACAAGGCGGCGCTGAGCGCGACGCTGAAAGACGACCTGGTCGGCGCGCACGCGCTGGTGACCTGGTCATCGGCGGCCGCGGTGACCGCGCTGCTCGAAGGCATCCCGGTGGTCGTGATGAGCACCGAATGCGTGGCGGTGCCGATGAGCGGCACGCTCGAACAGATCGAAACCCTGCCGCGGCCCGACGGGCGGCGCAACTGGGCAGGCGTCTTGGCGGACAACGAGTGGACGCGGCAGGAGATCGCCGACGGCACCGCATGGGCATCACTTCAAGGAACGCACCAATGACCAAAGGCTGGTTTCGCACGAAAGGTCGCGACGGCGACCGCACGCTCGACGAGCAGATGATCGGCCTGGAGCCGCTGAGCACGGAAATCCGCGGCAAGCGCGTGCTCGACTTCGGCTGCGCCGAGGGGTTGATCGGCATGGAGCTGATCAACCGCGGCGCCACCGGTGTCACCGGCATCGACTCGGTCGAGGACCACATCAAGGTCGGCAAGGCGATCGCGACCGACGAAGGCATCGACATCCGGCTGGTGGTCGGTAACCTGAACGATTACCCGGTCGAGACGCTCGAGCCGGTCGACGTGGTCCTGCTGCTGGCGATCCTGCACAAGCTGCGCAATCCGAGCGCGTTCGCGGCGCGCGCGGCGGCACTCGCGAAAGAGCAGGTCGTGGTCCGTCTGCCGCCGAGCGGCGCGGTGATCCGCGACGAGCGCAGCGGCTTCGTCCCGCAGGACATCGGCGCGGTGCTGGCGACAGCCGGTTTCGCGCTGACGGCCGAGATGCGCGGCACGAACGACGAGTGGATCGGCTACTACCGCCGGCCGAGCGCGCCGGTGGTCGTCGACGCGCCGCCGAAGGTCGAGCCACCGGCCGAGCCGCCGCCGATTGTCGAACCCGTTGCCGAGCCGCCGGCCGAGCCCGTGGCGGTCGCCGAGGTGCCGATCGAGGCGCCGGCCGAGGCTGCGGTCATGACGACGGCGCAGACCGAGACTGCGCCCGAGCCTGCCACATCGACCGATGCCCCGATCGAGGAGGCTGACGAGAAGGCCGACGAAGTGAGTCCGATGACGACCGAGACGGCACCGGGCCGACGCCGGGGAAAGCGCACCGGTGAATGAACTGATCCCGATGTACCGCGAGATGGCGGCGCGCGGGTTCAACCTGCACGGCCTGTCCATCGTGCAGTACGCCGATCAGATCGGGTTGCTGGTCATCGAGACCGGGGCGCGCACGCTGCTCGACTTCGGCTGCGGGCGCGGTGATGCGTACGAGGAGCCGCACGAGATTCATCGCAAGTGGGGCGTCGACAAGCCGTTCCTGTATGACCCGGCGTTCCCGACGCACGACGTGTTGCCACCCGACGGCGTCTCCTTCGACGGCGTGATCTGCAGCGATGTGCTCGAGCACGTGCCGCAGCGTGACGTCGTCGCCCTGGTGCACCAGCTATTCGAGCTGAGCCACGGATTCGTCTGGGCATCGGTCTGCTGCCGAAGCGCAAAAAAAGTGTTCCCTGATGGCCGCAACCTGCACGTGACGATCAAGCCGATCGATTGGTGGCGGCGTGTGTTCGTCGAGTGCGCCGGCGCGCGCAAGGCCGACTGGCACTTGGTCGAGACGCCGTAGGAGCGGCCGTGGGAATTGGGGACTGGGTCATGTGCACGGCCCAGGTGAAAGAGCTGTACGCCTCCACCGGCAAGCGCGTGATGGTCGTCGATCGGCACGGCCGGCACCAGTGGCACGAGGTCTTCGAGAACAACCCGAAAATCCTGCGCGCCGGCGAACCGGTGCGCAACATCGTGCGCCTGATCAACGCGAGCGGCTCGCGTCCATACATCCAGGGCAAGACGCCGACGCAGTGGCACTGGCGGCGCTGGAACATCACGCCCGGCGAGCTCTTCTTCACGTTCAAGGAACTCGACTTCGGGCGGCCGTACGCCGGTTGCATCCTGATCGAGCCGAACACCAAGGTCGACGGCTCGAACAAGGCATGGATCTGGGAGCGCTGGCAGGAGCTCGTCGATCGCGGCGGGGAGTTCGTGCAGGTCGGTGCGCCAGGTTCGCGGCGGCTCGACGGCGTGCGCTTCATCGAGACCGCACGGTTTCGCGATGCGTGCGCTGTGCTCGCGCAGTGCCGCGCGTTCGTCGGTCCCGAAGGCGGCCTTCACCATGCTGCGGCCGCGCTCGGCAGGCCGGCGGTTGTTCTTTTTTCCGAGTTCATCGGTCCCGAGTTCACCGGCTATCCGACCCACCGCAACCTGCGGCACGCCGGCGAATCGTGTGGCTCGCGCATTCCGTGCGCAAGTTGCCGCGCGTCGATGGAAGCGATCACGGTGACCGAGGTCGCCAAACACCTGCAGGAGATCCTCGCGTGAAGTTCGTCGACGGCTGGTACTTCCCCGATGGCGAGAGCCATCTGCCGCAGTGGATAGCGAATCCCAAGGTCCGCATGCACCTCAACGGCCGCGCTGCGTACCAGGGCCAGAAGCAGGTCGCGGCGATGGAACTGTGCAAGCAGCACCGCACCGCCGTGGACGTAGGCGCCCACGTGGGGCTGTGGAGCTTCAACCTCGCACGTGCTTTCAACCATGTGCACGCCTTCGAGCCCGTGCAGGCTCACCGCGAGTGCTTCGAGACGAACACCGCCGAGCTCGGCAACATCACGCTCTACGCCTGCGCTCTCGGCGATCGCGCCGGGCGCGTGAAGATCCGCACCGAGCCGACGAGCAGCGGAGACTCGCGCGTCGATGGCGTCGGCGACATTCCGATGCACACGCTGGACCGCATGCAGCTGGAGAACGTCGATCTCGTCAAGATCGACTGCGAGGGCTTCGAGTTGTTCGTGCTGCGCGGCGCCGAGGAACTGCTGGCGCGCCAGAAGCCGGTCGTCGTCGTCGAGCAGAAGCCTGGGCACGCGCAGAAGTTCGGGCTCGGCGAGCGCGACGCGGTGGCCTACCTCGAGTCGCTGGGCTACCGCTGCGCGAAGGAGATGGCCGGCGACTTCTTCATGGTGCCGGCGTGATGCGCGTCTACGTCGGCTATGACCCGCGCGAAGAGCCGGCCGTCGACGTAGCGTGCCGCACGCTGAAGAAGGTGAGCGGCATCACGGCGGAACTGCTGCGATCGGACCGGCTCGCCGACGCTGGCTTGCTGTGGCGCATCACCGATCACCGCGGCGGCCAGGCGTACGACCTGATCAGCAACGCACCGAAATCAACCGCGTTCGCCGCGAGCCGTTTCCTGACGCCGATCCTCTGTCAAAGCGGCTGGGCGTTGTTCACGGACTGCGACGTCGTGTTCCTGCGCGACCCGCGCGAGATGGTCAACGAGATCGAATTCGGCAAGGCCGTGTACGTCGTGCAGCACGACTACACGCCGGCGTCGCACTGGAAGATGGACAGCCAGGTCCAGACGCACTACGCCAGAAAAAACTGGTCCTCGGTCATGTTGTTCGATTGTGGGCACCCAGCGAATCGCCGGCTCTCGCTGCACGACATCAACACGCGGCCTGGTCGCGATCTCCATGGCTTGTACTGGGTCAACGATGCCGAGATCGGCGCCCTCGATCCCGCCTGGAACTGGCTGGTCGGCGAGCAGCCGCGACCCGAGCGGCTTGGCATCGCACACATGACCCTGGGCGGACCCTGGATCGAAGGCTGGAAGGGCGGCGAGTTCGACGCCGAGTGGTTCGCTGCGCGCGACGCATGAAGGAACACCCGTGAAGATCATCACCCCCGCAAGCGCCGAACCCATCTCGATGGAAATGGCGCGCAAGCAATGCCGGGTCGACCCCGAAGGCAGCCCACCGACGCACGAGGACGACGAGTTGATCGCCGTCTTTCTGACCGCGGCGCGCGAGTGGTGCGAAGACGAGCTCGGGATGAACATCGCGCCGGCCATCGCCGAAACCTCGTTCGACGACTTCCCCGGGACGACCACGATCACGAACTCGGTCGGTACAACGGCCACGTCGCCCGGCGTGCTGGCACTCGAGTCGGGCCCAGTGCTCGGCATCCTCTCGATCAAGTACCTCGATACCGACGGCCTCGAGCAGGAGGTCGACTGGACGACGTACTACCTCGACACCGATGACCAAGTCGCGGTCGTGCGCCTGTTCACCGGCGACGAAGACGACGAACCCTGGCCGACGAGCAACGGCACGCCGAACAACGTCAAGGTGCGCTACTCGATCGGCTATTCGCTGCCGACCGACAGCCCGCAGGATGCGCCACTGCCGGCGCGGATCAAGGCGGCGATCCTGCTGGTGCTCGGGCACCTGTACCAGAACCGCTCGAACACGGTCGAGAAGAACCTGGCCGAGATCCCGCTCGGCGCCGCCGCATTGCTCAGCCCGCTGAAGCTGCGCAAGGGATTCGCATGACCACGGCCAACGACCTGAACCAGCGCATTCGCGTCGATGTGCGGGTGAAGGCGGACAACACGCGCGGCGAGCTGACCTACACGTACGTGCCGTGGCCACTGGTGCCCGGCGGCAAGCTGTGGGCGCAGGTGACGCCGCTGCGCGGCCGTGAGTTCTTCGCCGCGGCGCAGGCGCAGAGCGAGGTCACGACGCGCTTCCGGGTCCGCTACCGCACCGGCTTCGACGAGACGATGCGGATCTTCTGGAAGGGCCGCTACTACGACATCAAGGGGATCCCGATCGAGGTGGAAGGCGGCCGCGAGTGGATCGACCTGATGACGAAGGCCGGCCCCATGGACGGTCGCTAGGGAACCGCAATGGCAGGCGAATTCAAGATCAAGGTCAACGGCGTCGATGAGCTCAAGACGCAACTGCTCACGCTGGCGCCTGAGTTGCGCCGCGGATCGGCGCGTCGCGCGCTGCGCGCCGGCGCCAAGCCGATCTTGGCGAAGGCGATCGCGGAGACGCCGCGGCTGAAGAAGGACATCTATCGGCGCGGTGTGATGATCCGCCGCGCCGGCACGCTGCAGCGCTCGCTGACGATTCGCAATAGCAAGGACGTCAACAGGACCGGCGACGTCGGGGTGTTCGTGAATATCAAGCCGCTCACGAAGGGAGCGGTTATGTCATTCAAACAGGCGACGGGTCGGCGCAGTTCCACGAATCCCGACGATCCGTTTTATTGGAAATTTATCGAGTTTTCTACTCGACGCAATCCAAATCCAGCAAAGTTTCTCCGAAAGGCAGGGGAGATACTGGCAAGTGCGGCACTTCCAATAATCACGGATTCGTTGAAGAAGTATTTCGAAAGATTGGCTAGACGCATTGCGCGCTAGGATTTAGCATTGCTGAATTCCTGCATGTCAATGTCAAGCCATGAAGACGAAGCGCAGCGGCATCTATCGCGTGAGGCATGTCGAGTCGGGGCGGGTCTATGTGGGACAGAGCATCCACATCGATCAGCGTCTGCAAGAGCATGCTTCCGGCCACACCGGAACGGGCAAGTTAAGCAATGCCATAGCCAAGTACGGGTGGGCGGCATTCGACTATGACGTGCTTGAGCTATGCGCCCCGGAGCGCTTGAACGCCGCCGAAGTGGAATGGATTGCAAAGCTTGGCTCACTGCATCCAGCCGGTTTCAATTTGACAACTGGCGGTCAACGGTGGAGTTTCACCGACGAGGTTAGGAAACGGATCTCCGAAAAGACCCGCGAGTTTATGACGCCTGAGTGGTGTGCACGTCGCGCCGCGAAGCTCCGAGGAGTTCCGAAGTCGCCTGAGCACAGAGCAAAGATCGGCGCCGCACACACGAACCCGATCAACATCGCTCGCATCACCGAGATGGCGCGCAATCAGTCGGCTGAAACGCGCGAAAAGATCGCTGCCGCGCATCGTGGCAAGAAGCTGAGCGAAGAGACCCGCGTGAAGATTTCTGCGGCGAAGCAGGGTTCGACGCGCGCACCTTGGACGCCGGAGCAACGCGTCAAGATGTCAGAAGCCATGCGCGCTGGTTGGGCGCGCCGGCAAACAAGACTTGCGGGAGCATCCACATGACAGGTGGCGAGATCCTCCGATCAGTGCTCGGCGCTGGCAGCCCGTTGCCGACTGGTGCCGCGCAGCGTGTCCGCCAAGACGCGGCAGATGAACAGGACCAGTTCCCTTTCATCATCTTCCGGCGCGTCGAAGTCTTTCGCGATCGCGGCCTCGACAACACGCTGCTCGCGACCAAAGAGGTGTTCCACGTGGAATGCTGGGGCGAGACGCGCGCTGAATCGGATGTGCTTGAGCAGGAGGCGATCGCCGCGCTCGACGCGGCCGGTTACCCGTGCGATGGCAATGAACCCGATGGCATCGATCCAGACGTGAAAGTTAGGGCGGCAGTGTTCGTGGTTCCGATCTGGAGCTGAGATGAACACCAACTCGTGCGCCGCGCGCAACGTCGCGAGCCTATGGGAGAAGGTCGTCCGCGAAGAGTCCTACACGCCGCAGCGCGGTGACTTCGAGATCCTCGACGACGAGAAGGGCACCCCGAAGTCGATCGCGATCTGCTGCCCCGGTTGTGGGACCGTGAGTCTGCTGAACCTGCGCCCCGGCAGCGGTCCCGACTGGCAGTTCGACGGCAATCGCGCGCAACCGACGCTGCAGCCGAGCATCCATCACCTGCAGTGCTGGCACGGCTGGCTGCGCGCCGGCCAATTCACCTCGTGCTGATCGGAGGTATCACATGCTGAGCCTTGCATTTCTCATCGCCGCGCTGGTGCTGTTCATCATCGCCGCCGCCGGCCTCTCGGTCGGTCGCATCAATCCCACTGCCGCGGGCCTCGCGTGCCTGGCCGCCGCGCAGCTCGTCCCCGGCCGGCTTTGATCCCGGCGCAACCTGAAGGAAGAACCCATGAGCTACTCGTTCAACGTCCGCGGCGCCGACAAGGCCGACGCTGCCATGAAGGTCGCGGCCGAACTTGACAAGGTCGTCGCAGGGCAGCCGAACCACGCGGCCGATCGCAGCCAGGCCGAAGCCGCCGTCGCCTCGTTCATCGGCGTCCTGGGCGACGACCCCGAGATGGAAGTCCAGGTCAGCGTGAACGGCTCGCTCGGCTGGTATGGCTCGAGCGACCCGACGGCGTTGACAAACGCGGCCATCAGCATCAGTGCCTCGCTCGTGAAGAGGGAAGCGGTGGCCGCGTGACCATCTGCCCGGACTGCATGGCCGCGAGTGAGCGTGCGTGGCACGCCTTCACGACCGGCTGCATGGTGTGCGGAGCCCGACGCATTTCGCAGGGCCCTGCATGCTTTGCCGCAGAACGGGCCGGCGTCATCACTCCCGCCTACCGCGCCGAGCTTGAGGACGTCGGTGGCGAAGTGCACTGGCAAGAGGTGCACGCACTCGTGCGCGCCTGGCGCCGCGGCGAGCGTCCTGAGATCCCGACGCTGAAGAGCGACACCACGACCTGATCCACCCCCGTTCCCCACAGACCGGCCCGCCTCGCGCGGGCCTTTTCATTTCCACCCCCCGAAGCCCGCCGCGTGCGGGCTTTTTTTCGTCCCCGCAACCCGCCGGCGCCGCCGGCTCATCCGTCCCTGAAAGGCGATTTCCATGAGCAACGACATCATCATTGGCAGCGGCGTACGCGTCGAGGTCGGCTTGACCGAGAGCGCGCCGAAGACCATCACGGCGATCTCGCAGGCCACGGTCGGCGTGGCGAGCTGCACCGGCCATGGTCTGACGTTCGGCAGCGCCGGCTACTTCAACAACATCCTCGGCATGGACGAGATCGACGGCCAGGCCGCGCGCGTCACCGACACCGGCTCGCCGTCAGCCGACAGCTTCGGCCTCGAGGACATCGATACCACCAACTTCGCGAGCTTCATCTCCGGGCAGTTCGTCCCGATCGCGACCTGGACCACGCTGACGCAATCGACCCAGTACGCGCTGGGCGGCGGTGCCGGCAAGACCGAGGACATCGGAACCCTGATCGACACGCGCGAGAAACTGCTGACGATCAAGAACGCGGCCGAGACGGTCACGATCGACATCCGCTCGCTGAAGGAAGACAACGCGGCGATGACCAAGATCCGCACGGTCGCGCGCGCGCTCGGCTACCTGGTCTTCCGCATCACCTTCCCCGGTGGCGCGCAGCGGCTGTTCCGTGGTCAGCCCAGCCTGCCCGGCGAATCGGTCACGCAAGGCGCGACCGGCACCGGTCAGCTGAGCGTGACGATCCGCGGTCAGATCTGCTACCTGACGGCTTGATCGATGGACAAGTCTGCATTGCTGGCCGCGCGCAAGCGCAGCCGTGAGAAGACGGTCGACCTGGGGGACGGCAAGTCGGTGCAGTTCCGCCGTCCCCCCGAGGTCGATATGGCCAGCCTGCTGACGGGTAGCGGCGACACGCGGACGTGGTCGGTCGGGATCGAGCACGTCCGCAAGTACGTGACGGGTTGGGAAGGCTTCACCGAGGCCGATCTGCTCGGCGCCGGCGTCGGGGCATCGGACCCTGTTCCGTTCGATCCGGAGCTGTGGGACGACCTCTGCAGCGACAACATCCAGTGGGTGAGCAAGGTCGCCGACGCGATCCTGCGTGCCGTCGTTGATCACATCACCCAGCAGGACGCCATCGCAAAAAACTCCGTGCCCGCCTAGACATACCGGCGGGCGCGCAGGTCGAGGGAGTCGGTCCCGACTTCACTCACGAAGACGACATCGCGATCACGATTTTCAACTGCATCGCGAACGGTATGGGCGGCTGCGATTTTGGAGCCGGCCTCGATCGCTTCATCGATCTGTACGGCGTCACCGACGTCGACGACCTGATGCACCGGCTGATCGTCATCAAGCTTCACGAACCGAAGAAGGGCGCATTCGAATGACTGAGCTGACCGCAGAGCGTGCGCTTGCAGCGCGATAGGAGAACGAGATCAGCCTCGCATCCTTGACCGTCGACCTAACCCTCGGGTTGGCGAAGTTCGAATCGGACTCGGGTCGGGCCGCGCAGATCGTCACGCGCGATCAGGAGAAGATGACGCGCGCCGCGCTGACGTTCCAGCGTGGGCTCGAGCGCATGGCGCAGGCGGCGACGAAGTCGAACGTCGAACTCCTGACCATCAAGGCCGCGACCCTCGGCCTCGGCGACAGCTCGCTCGATCTGATCCAGAAGGCCACCGGTCTCGGTGGCGCCTTTGCAAGCGCGGGTGCGCAGGGCAAGGACGCCATGGCCGGGGTCGCGAACGCGGCTGCCGGGGCGTCGGCGCAGACCAATGCGCTGCTCGCGACGATGGTCGAGAAGATCCGCCAGATCAACGCGCAGGCAGAGGCGCTCAAGCAAGAGGCGGTTGGCCAGAACGCAGCGAAGACTCTTTCTGACGACGGTCTCAAGTTGCGGCTGACGCAGATCAATGCGGTCCGCGAGGCCACGCTGCGCCAGGCACAGGAAGAGTATGCGAAGGACTCGGCCGAGCAGAAAGCGGCCGTGGCCGCGGCAGCGCATGCCGAGGCGCAGCGCGTCGCGGCGCTGAAGATCGTCGACGCTCAGAACGGACTCACTGCAACCTACCGGGCGCAGCTGGCCGCGCTGCGCGAGCTTCGCGATGCCGGTGCACTCACACCGTCCCAGTTTAAGCAGGCTGGCACCGAGCTCGTCTCCAAGCAACCAGCGGTCCAGCAACGTAGGGCCGAGCAGGAAGCCGACGAGCAGTTGGCCGCACAGGTCGAAGCCGACGCGAAGACGCGTGTCGCTGCGGCGCAGAAGATCATTGATGTTCAGAACGGGCTGACCGCGACGTACCGCTCGCAATTGGCGGCGCTGCGCGAACTTCGCGACGCTGGCGCCCTGACCCCGGCGCAATTCCGGCAGGCCGGCACCGAGCTCGTCGCGAAGCAGCCGGTCGTCCAGCAGCGTGCCGCGGAGCAGGCCGGCGCCGATGCCGCGGCCAAGGCCGACGCCGCGAGGGCATTGGCGCTCGCGCAGGCCAGCGCCAGCACGGCGACGGCGGCCGCGCAAAGCCAGGTCTACGCCGCGTTCCTGCTCGTCGAGGCAGCCAACGCCGAGAAGGTGGCCCAGGCCGAAGCGCACCAGGCCGAGGTCGCGAAGGCCGTCGCGGACGCGAGCGAACGGTCGATGGCCGCGCAGCGCGCTGCCTACGAGACGAAGACCACCTACATCGCCAAGGTCAACGAAGAGGCCGCGGCGCTGTTTCGCACGAAGGAGGCGCAGCGCGAGCTCGACGCGATCCGCGCCGGCGTCAGCCCCGAGCAAGCGGCGAAACTCGCGAAGTTCAGCGGCGACCGCGACTTCATCGCCGGCATCTACGAAAAGATCGCGGCGGAACAGAAGTTCGCCGCCGAGTTCGGCAAGACCGCGATCGAGATCCTGAAGCAACAGGCGGCGGAACAAGGGCTGACCAACACCACGGCCGGCATGATTGAGCGCCTTGACGCGCTGACCACCGCCAACGAGCGCGTCAAGAACGCAGCGAAGCAAACCGAGAGCAACGACGCCTTCACGGCGTCGGTGCTGCGACAGGCCAACGCGATCGGCAAGCTGCCATCGCAGTTGCTGGAAGAAGAGGCGGCGCTTCGCGGGCTGACAGCGCAGTTGGCGCCGGCGATCGCCAAGTTGCGCGATTTCGAAGAGAAGACCGGCCAGGCCGGGAAGAACGCGTTCGCGACGAAGAACCAGTTGCTGACGCTGAAGTACACGATCTCCGACGTCGTGTCGTCGGCCGCATCCGGCATTTCGCCGCTGACCATCCTGCTGCAGCAAGGCCCGCAGGTGGCCCAGATCGAGGGCGGGCTCAGCGGCATCTTCAAGACGGTCGTGTCGCTGATCACGCCATTCCGGGCGGCGATGGCGGGAGCTGCGGCAGCGATTGCCGCGGTGGCCTATGCCTGGTACGAGGGCCAGAAACAAAGCAAGGCGTTTGCCGACAGCCTCATCTTGACCGGCGGCTATGCCGGGCAGACCGAGGGCCAGTTCAACGCGCTGGCGAAGCGGGTCGCCGCCAGCGGACAGGTTTCTGTCGCCGCGGCGCGTGAGTTTGGCCAGGCACTGATCTCCACCGGTCAGGTCGGGCCGCGTGCGCTCGAGAACGCGACGGCCGCTGCTGCGAAGTACGGCGAAGCCACCGGCAAGAACGCGAAGGAAGTCGCGCAGGACTACGCCACGATGGGGCAGGACGTGGCGAAGTGGGTGCAGGAGCACAACCGCCAGCTGAATTTCGTCACGGCCAAGCAGTACGACCACATCAAGGCGCTGCAGGACCAGGGGCGCTCTGCCGAAGCGCAGGCCATCGTCTATGACGCGTTGAACAAGCGCTTCAGCAACCTCGAGCAGAACCTCGGCTATCTCGGCGTGGCCCTGAAGGCCACGAAGAACCTATGGTCTGCATTCTGGGATGCAGCCTTCGACGTCGGTCGGGCAGAGACGATCGAGGACAAGATCAAGCGGGCGGAAGACGCGGCCGCGAAACTGAAGAAACGGCTGGAGGACGGCCGCTCGGCGAACCCGGCCTTTTCGTCGGCTCCGCCGTTGCGCGCCAAGGACGACCCCAGTCAGGATCCAGCCGAGCGTGCGCGCACTGCGGCCCTAGCCGCCGAGAAGACCGATGAAGCCGTCGAGCTCAAGCGACTGAAGCTCGCGCAGGAGAGCGCCGTTGCGCGGAACGCCGAGAACGCGGCCGTCACGCAACGCGTGATCGACGGCAGAGCGCTCGTCAAGCAGTACCAGGACGAAGCCAAGGGCATCACCGAGAAACAGAAGGCCCAGGCAGCGCTGGAGGCGTACTTCGCCGACTCCGAGCGCATCGGCGCTGGGTTGTCCGACAAAGAGAAGGCCGAGGCGCTCGGAGTCGGCGAAGTACGCCTCCAGCGCTGCCTGGGCCTTCTGTTTCTCGGTGATGCCCTTGGCTTCGTCCTGGTAC